CATAAAACTTTAACTGATACTTTAGAGGCATATATGGTAAAAACAGGATTTAAAGGTGAATATAGACTTGCTCCTTTAAAAAGTGAATTATATGCTATATCTACAACAGAAGAAGAAGTAAAACCAGAACCAATTAAACAATATTCAATTTACGGGGAATATGGAAACTAATACATTATTTAATGAAAAATATCGCCCAGTTTCACTTGAAAATTACGTGGGTAGTTCTAGTCTAAAAGAAACTATTTCTAAACAATTGGAAGCTAACGATATCCAAAATTATCTATTTTATGGTCCAGCTGGAACAGGTAAGACTACCTTAGCAAAGATTTGTATTAAAAACCTTGACTGCGATTATCTTTATATTAACGCCTCAGATGAAAGAGGTATTGAAACAATTAGAGATAAAGTATCAGGATTTGCTAGTACAATGTCATTTGAACCTATTAAAGTAGTTATCTTAGATGAAGCTGATTTTCTTACTATTCAGGCACAAGCCTCCCTTCGTAATATCATTGAAACTTTCTCTCGTACGACAAGGTTTATTATGACGTGTAATTTTGTAGAACGTATTATTGACCCTCTACAATCAAGATGTCAAGTATTAAAAATAGTCCCTCCAACAAAAAAGGAAATAGCAATCCATTTAGCTAGCATTTGTGATAAGGAAAATATAAGTTATGAACCGAATGCCATTGGTAGTATTGTCAAGCAATATTATCCTGATTTACGTAAAATGCTTAATACTATTCAAACAAGCAGTAAAACAGGAAAATTAAAAATTGATGATTCCTTATTAATATCTACTAACTATTTGGATGCTATTGTGGAGGAACTTAAAGGTAAATCCCCTAAATTTAATATTATTAGACAAATTATAGCGGATTCAAATGTTGATGACTTTGAAGAAGCATTTAAGTATCTTTTTGATAATGCGAGAAAATATCTCCCTGGAAAAGAAGGTACAGCAGCTATAATCATTAATGAACACCAATATAAATCTAACTTTCGTATTGACAAAGAAATAAATCTAATGTCACTAATTCAAAATTTAATTAATAATAAATAAAACAGTAAATTATGGAACAACCAGTTCAACAACCACAAATTGATTTAAAATCAACAACCGGCCTTAAAAACGAAGAAGGCGGAAGTGTATTTATGTCAGGAGTTATTTTAAGGAAAATTTCTAAATTCGTAGCAGGTACAGATAATGATGCTATTATGCCCATTCCTGTATTTTACGATCCATCAACTAACAAGATTCTTGGGGAAGGAATTCCTGTAGAACTTAGAGAAGAACTTAAGGATGAACTTTGCTAAATGAAAAACATCTTTGATTGGTTAAAAGCAATTAATAACACCAAACCCCCAGTTGAATCCTTTACAGATAAAGACTGGGAGGTTTGGAATAGTTATATGATACATAGATTTTTATCTATGAACCCTGACTACATTGAAGTAGTTAATTATGTTCAGGATTTACCCCCACAGGAAAAAAGAATGATTTATAATGTATATAGAGAATTTATTCCTAAAAATAATAAATGGAGTAAATATATCAAGTCTAAGGTAAAACAACCTAACACTGATTTAGTTAACCATATTAAAGATAATTTTCAATGTTCAAGCAAAGAAGCAAAAGAATATATAACTTTGTTGGATACCCCACAAATTAGTCGTATATTATCGAATAGAGGATTAAACACAAAAGAAATAAAACCATTATTAAAATGAGTAAATTAGTAGATATGTTAAGAACATCTGCACAAGCAGATAAAGCAAAAGCTATGTTATCACTTGAATTATTAGGTAACAAAGCAGTTGGTATTGGAGATCATTCAACCGGAGACTTTTATAAGAATGCTGAAGAAGCACTTATTATGTTAGTAGATGCTGATGATAGATTATCAGCGTTAGATAAATATTTTAATACTAAAGGATTACTAAATGGGTAGTAGTGTAAATGCCTACTTTGATAAGCTAGAACAAAAAATAAACGGGATGGGACATTTTGGTTCTAATGCCCAAGAAATAGAAAAAGTTATGAGTAGTAGAGAAATTAGTGATGCTAAAAGTGGAAAAACAGATAAATATGGAATGGTTAACCTACCAAGTGGAAAAACAGTTCCCGATTTAAATTCAACTCCTATAGAAGTATTTGAACACGAGTACCCAGAATTATCTAATGAGTTTAAAACTATCCAAAAAGAAATGTATGAAATGTTTGCTCGTAAGCATATGGATTATGGTTTAAATAACATTGCTTTAGGTGGGGATATCGTTAATAACAGCGATGACAAACAATTTTCACTAACTGGGTTGTGTATTAGATTAACTGATAAAATATCACGTTTAAAAAACCTACTAATTAATGGTAAATCATTTGTTGAAGGTGAAGGTATACAAGATACATTTATAGATATTGCCAATTATGGAATAATCGGTCTTTTGGTAGGTCGAGACAAATGGAAAAAATAATTTGGCGAAAAAAATCCCAAAAATAGTAAAAGAGATTAGAAATAATCCCCCATCACCTGTTAATTATGCATATCAAAAGAATATTTCATATTCACAGATGTCCATATTTAGAGGATGCCCTTATAGATGGAAACTTCAGTATAAAGACAAAATCAAACGATTTACATCTTCTATACATACTGTTTTTGGGACAGCCATACATGAAGTAATACAAAATTATTTAGATGTGGCGTATGAAACATCATTTGCGGCCGCAGATAGGGAAATTGATATGGAAGATAGTTTCCAACAAACATTTATAGACGAATACCAAAAACAATACAAATCAAATAAAAACGAACACTTCTCCTCTGCTACTGAAATGAGAGAGTTTTATGAAGATGGCATTGGTATTCTAAACTGGTTTAAGAAAAAACGTAGTGCTTATTTTAGTAAAAAAGGCACATATTTAGTTGGTTGTGAAATACCAATTGTAATTGCACCAAATAAAATGTATAGTAACGTATTATATATGGGGTATCTTGATGTTGTCACATACCATGAAGCAACAGATACATTTAAGATAATCGACATTAAAACCAGTACTAGGGGTTGGAGAGACCAAGATAAAAAGAATGAAGACAAACAATTTCAATTATTATTATATAAACAATATTTTTCAGAACAATATAATATCCCCCTTGAAAAAATTGAAATTGAATTTTTTATCTTAAAAAGAAAAGTATTAGATTGGGATGATGAAAATTTAATGTCACCTCATCAAGCTTATAGAGTGCAAACATTTTCCCCACCAAGTGGTAAAATTAAATTAGGTAGAGCAAAAAATGCTATTAATAGTTTTATAAACGAATGTTTTAACTCTAATGGCCAAATAAAAGATACAGATTATCCTAAATCACCCTCAAAATGGAATTGTAACTTCTGTCCCTATAGTGAAGATAAAGAAAACTGTGGTGCAGGGGCACATTTCAAATAATCTATATATATTTATATTATATAAACAACGTTATTAAAAATAAAAATTATGGCAAATGCAAAAAAAATGACACTAACTAGTGTAAAAGTAAAAAGTGATTTATTTGAAAATTTTAAGATAGAATGTGTTAGGCGTAAGTTTTCTTTCCAAAAACTTGCGGATCGCGCTTTATTTTTGTACCTTACGGATGAAGATTTTCGTAAACAAATTACTAACCAATCTAATTTAGAGTTATAAATAAATAAAAATATGAATAAAAGTTTTAAACATCTTCCTAAAGACAAAAGGAAGAAAATCATGTTAATCTGTGATGACATCAGGGTACACTCAGGAGTTGCAACTGTAGCAAAAGAAATAGTATGTGGTACATCACATCATTTTAATTGGGTAAATGTAGGAGGAGCTATTAAACACCCAGAATCGGGTAAAAGATTAGACATTTCTGCATCTACCAATGAACATTCTAATATAGATGATTCATCTGTATTTATTTACGCAGTAAATGGATATGGTACAGCTCAAGAAATAAATAATATATTTCAGTTGGAAAAACCAGATGCGATTATGTTAATTACAGACCCAAGGTACTTTCAACATATATTTAATATGGAGGACCAATTAAGGAAATTAGCACCTATAACTTACTTAAACATTTGGGATGATTACCCAGCTCCTAGATATAACCAACCTTACTACGAAGCATGTGATTTATTAATGGGTATATCAAAACAAACCGTTAATATTAATAAATTAGTTTTAAAAGATTGTGACAATAGTAAAAGGGTATTTAAGTATGTCCCTCATGGTTTAAATGAAAAAGAATTCTATCCTATGTCGACTACCGAAAGAAGTGATGTGGGTTTTAAGACATTCCAAAAATCAGTATTAGGAAGTAATGATATAGATTTTACAGTATTTTTTAATTCAAGAAATATTCGTAGAAAAGCAATTCCAGATACTATGATGGCATTTAGGTCATTTTTAGATTCATTACCAAGAGAAAAAGCATTAAAATGTAGGTTATTATTACATACAGAATTAATAACAGACCACGGTACTGATTTAGGTAAAGTAGCAGAATACTTATTTGGTGAGGATTATGAAGAATGTATTGTTTTTTCTCATAAAAAGCTATCACGTAAAGAATTAAACTATTTATATAACTTAGCCGATTGTCAAATTCTTTTAACATCAAATGAAGGTTGGGGGTTAACTATTACTGAGGCAATGTTAACAGGAACCCCTATTATAGCTAATACTACAGGTGGTATGCAAGACCAAATGAGGTTTGTTGATAGTAAAGGTAAATGGTTTGAACCCGATGCTGATATTCCTTCTAATCATAGAGGTACATTTAAAGAACATGGTGAATGGGCATTCCCGGTTTATCCTACTTCAAGATCAATACAAGGCTCACCTCCTACACCTTATATCTATGACGACAGATGTGCATGGGAAGATGCTTGTGATAGAATAAAAGAACTATATTCTTTAAGTGATGAAGAACGTAGATCAAGAGGAGTAAAGGGTAGAGAATGGGCTATTAGTGATGAAGCAGGGTTTACAACAACCCATCAAGCACAAAGAGTAATAGAGGCATTTGATGAGTTATTTGAGAAATGGGAACCAAGGGAAACATTTGAAATAGTAAATGCAACGGAACATAAAGGAAAATTTTTAAATCATAAAATCACATATTAATGAATAAACCAATTTTTATAATAAGTTGTCCATTTGATACTTATAGTGGGTATGGAGGTAGATCTCGAGATATAGTCAAGGCAATCATTGAAACCGAAAAATACGATGTAAAGTTGTTATCCCAAAGATGGGGAGATACCCCCTTTGGTTTCTGTGAAAGCCATGAAGAATGGAAATTCTTATTAGACCATAAAGTAATAAAAATAGATAACAAACCAGACATTTGGATGCAGATTACAATTCCAAGTGAATTTTCCCCTGTGGGTACATATAATATTGGGTGTACTGCTGGAATTGAAAGTAATTTATGTGACTCTACATGGATAGAGGGGTTAAATAGAATGGATATGAATTGGGTGTCATCCCAACATTCTAAAAATGTATTTGCTGTTACTAAGTTTGAAAAAAGGGATAAGCAAACCCAACAAATTATTGGTACAATAGAAATAGAAAAACCAATGCATGTTATATTAGAGGGGGTAAATTTAGATGTTTATAAATTTTTACCAAATAATGAAGTGTCATTAGATTTGACTTCCATCTCAGAATCATTTTGTTTTCTGTTTGTGGGGCATTGGATGAATGGAAATCTGGGTCATGATAGAAAAAATGTTGGGTTACTAGTAAAATATTTCTTTGATACATTCAAAGGTACTAAATCCCCACCTGCTTTAATTTTAAAATCATCAACTGGGAGGAATAGTTATATGAGTAGGGAAGAATTATTATCTAAAATTCTCAAAATTAAAAAATTATATTTTAAGGGGGTTAAAAACTTACCTAATATTTATATATTAAATGGAGCTCTATCAGACCAAGATATGAATGAGCTTTATAATCACCCTAAAGTCAAAGCTATGGTTAGTTTAACTAAAGGGGAAGGATATGGAAGACCATTAGCCGAATTTTGTTTATCTAAAAAACCAATGATTACTACTAATTGGTCAGGACATACAGATTTTATCGACCCTAAATTTTCAACATTATTACCAGGAACTTTAGAAAAAGTAGATGCCTCTGCCGCTAATCAATGGTTAAAAGCAGAATCACAGTGGTTCCAAGTAGATGGACCTACTACTACAAGAGTTCTTAATGATGTATTTAAAAATTATAAAAAATATATTGTAGGAGGTAAAAAGCAAGGACATAAAATTAAAACACAATTTGATTATGGTAGTATGAGTAAACTAGTTAATACTATTTTAAAACATAACATACCAGAATTTGCAAAAAAAGTAGAATTAACTTTACCTAACTTACAAACACCTAAATTATAAAATATGCAATACGACGAAATAATTGAATGTCCTAAATCGGGCGGTGACTTATGTTACAAAATTGAAGTAAGCGCAGATATAACGCAATATATGAGTTTATCATGTGGTTTTTGGTCCAATACTTTATTAAAGGTGGATTCTGACTTCTATAATGAACAAATGGAAATACTCCCAGAGTTATATAAAGCTTTAGCTTGGTTAGACCTCAAAACCGATTTAATTTGGCTACCTACTAATGTAAATGTTCCAGAATTAGGAATGATATATGCTAGTGGGGCAAACCCAGAAGAATGGGAATGGGTAGCAGTTAAAGCTGTAAAATTAGATGAACCCTTAGAAGACAAAATGGGTAATAAACTTGATTATAAACCAGATATGAAATCAGCAAAATCTTTTAAAGAACGTGATTTTATAGAAGCCCTTGATTATATTGGGGCATTACCACAAAATCCAGAAGCTTAAATATGAAAATAAGTTATGCAATTACAGTATGTAATGAGATCCTTGAAATACAAAAGCTACTCTCATTCCTAAACACTCATAAAAGAGAACAGGATGAGGTAGTGGTACTGTATGACGAAACTAACGGAGATCCAATCATAAAAAGCAACCTACTA